CAACTCCAGTCACTATTAATATTTCATTGCTATCTACAGTTATATTTTTGCTATCGTTATTTATCAGAACTTTGCAGTCTTCAACTCCGTCAATAGATAAAACTATCTTCTCAACTCTGTTAATTGATAAAATATCTTGTTTATTTAAAGTATATAGTGCGGTGTTGTCTTTAATCATCTGCTTTATTTTTGAACTGATTAAATCAGATACAGCATTTAACTTTACTCCTGTACTTAAAATAATACTTACGGATATAGCAATATTCTTGCCATCGAAACTTGTTACTGTAACATCGGCTCCGATTGGTCTGCCATCAATTTGTTCTATCCTTTTTTTTACCTTTTGTATTAAATCGTTATCAGCTAAGGTATTGTTATAATTTGAAATTCTGACTCTTACTGTTCCGTTTCCATTCCATAGTGGTTCAACTAATACTTTACCTACTCCGTCCACTTCTTTTGCCCATTTTTCATAGTCATAAATATTACCGCTATGTGCTGGTTTTAATATCCTTTCTTTTGCTCTTGATATTAAACTGTCATTAGGCTCTTTTTCATAACCGTTCGTGAAAGCTTTTTTATTAGTCACTGTAAAGATGTCAGCATTAGCTATTTCAAAATTTACTATCTCACCAATAGCACAATTTCCAACCTCCCCAATTTGCAAACATTCCACCTCAGCGATTGCTTTCCCATTGAATGCTATAGTTGTATCATAAAGCAGTTTATACTTTGTACTATCTGTTTTTAATACTATTGATCCTGCAGATATCGTAGTGTCAGCTTTTCCAGTTATTAATATTTCTCCTCTTGCTTTAGTTCCTTGCTTTCTGGTCACTCCAAAAAGCATCGCATGATAATCTATAAACTCATCTTCTGTCGCTGTATCAATAAAAGTTTGGTTGACCCAGTATTCTAGTGACTTATATATACTTTCGGCTTCTATCCCATAAGCACTTGCTATATCAAAATTAAAAGTTCCCTCTATTTTGGAAAAATTATTTTCCAGATTAGACAGAAAATTATTTCTAGCTTCTATTTTATTCAATATACTTCACCTCGCTCTCTCCATAAACAGTAGATACATTAAAAGATACTCTTAAATGGTTGTCATCACTGTTGTACTTTAATTCAAAATTATAACAGTCCAAAATGTATGGATTGACCAACAGGCAGTCTTTAATTTCTGAGATAATTAAAGCATTTTTTATACTTTCTTGATAAACCGTACCAATATGTACATCCAAATCATTTCCATAACTATCCGAATGTATTTCGTAAAAATTTCTTTTAGTTTTAAGTGTTTTAAATATCCATACCTTGAGTGCCTCATTTCCAGTCAATTCAACAAGTCTATCGCCGTTTTTCAATGGTTCTAATGTATCAAAATCAATTGCATACTCTGTAAAAAGGGGTAATTCCTCTTTTTCTTGTTTTTGATTCTGTTTTAAAAACAGCGTTTCAAAGTTCATAATCATACCCCCTCTATTGCGTTACTTGGCATTTTTACTATTTTACTGACTACCACATAATGCACGCCTAACACCAATACCAGCACCTCATCGCCAACTTTTAAAGTATCCTCAAACCATATATCTTTGTGGCTTTTATATGTTCCCGAACCTTTAACTGTGGAATGTCCGTGAGTATGTGGAGCTGGTCCGTTAGCAGTAGCTGTTTCTGTAGTCGCGTCAATAGTTATTTCATCAATTACTCCCTCTATCTTATAAAGTCTGTGATAATTCGGTAGTAAAAAATTAGAGCAGTAGATCTGCTCTGAAGGTATTTCCACATTATCAAATTTTATTTTTAATTCTGGTGGCGGACTGGTAACACTTGCTCTTATAAAATTATTTGCCTGTTGTTGTACTCCGTTGTCAATCATATCGTTAAGTATTTCAAACATGCTCATTATTTACCACCTGCTTTTTTCTTGCTTTTACTGCTTTTCTTATCCTTTTTATTTTTAGATTTTTTAGATTTTTTGGATTTCGGTTTGTCTTCAAATTCAGTTTTATCCATTACATTCTCAAAAGCCAGTTCCACATCACAATAATAAACATCGTTTTCCCAAACATGTGTATCATTTTTCACTAGAAAACTACCGACGAGATTTGTGTTAGGTTCATGAATTCCAATTGAATAACCGCTTTGTATTAAAGTATTACCCAGGCAAGTTATATTTCCAGTTTTCTCAACACTTTTCAACATTTCTCTGGCGTTATTGATATTATCTTTGTCCTTATCGTACTGCATTACCTTCTGAAATAATCCATACTTCTCTTTGTCTTCTTTATTTTCCACTTTATCTACTATTTGCTGCTTTTCTTTTTCAGTTTTATATATAACAATTTGGTTTACCATTTTTTCAATATCCTCACCGTATTTAGAACTTTTTATGTCCTTTTCCGAATGGAGCAGTACATCAGCCAATGTTCCCTGTTCTATTACTTCTATTTTCCCATCATTACTGACAATCGAATATATTTTTTTGTCTTTTCTGTGCTGTATCGTATAAGCGTTTAAAATTATCTGATACCCACTACGATTTACCGCAGGATATGTGCAATCAACTATATCTTTCGGTACAGTTCCAACTTCCAGCTTTAACTCTCCACAAATTTCTTTTAATATTTGTGATGGTTTCTTCTTATTAAAGTTTTTCACAAAATAGTTTTTATTAAGATATATAGAGTTATCAAAACAGCTGAAAGTTTTAATTTTACTTTGTCCAGTCACTTCAACAGAAAAAACTTTACCTGTAAATAATTTATCCTCATCAAGAAAGAATTCTACTTTATCACCTAACTTAGCAATTGTTGAATCATCTAAATATTTTACTTCTAATGTCCGCGAAGTTCCATTTATTCCACCTTTCCAAATAATTCTTTCAAATTTTTTTACGTGTTCTTCATTATTAACAATTATCTTTAACATTTTCTCATTCCCTTTTACTTTTTAGAATTTATCAAACTGTCAATTTTTCCTTTTATTTTATTCTTCAGTCCACTCTTAATATTTTCAAATCTCTCTTCTAGTTTATACTCCTTAATTGGTGAAGTTTTCCCAGTGTGCCGCTCATAAAGTTCATTAACATCGTCAATTAACCTTGTCTGTTTTCTAGCTTCTATCAAGTTAATAGAAATATCGACATCTCCTGTTCTTTCCTTTATTTCATATTCCAGCTGTTCAATATAACATTTAAAATAGATGCTGTAATTAGGAACTATTAAAGTCAGAACTTCTTTATCATCCTTGTACTTCTCCAGTTTTTTTATACCACCCATTGGTGATTGAGAATTGAGAAATAAGTTAAAAAATTTGGATTTTTTAGCAGGTAAAAATGTAGAAAAGCTGACTTTTTTTATATTTTTCTCTCCTATCAACGCTACTTCCCCAACATCTAAAATCTTCACAACTTCACTGTTTTGACTGCTTGTAATTTTAAAATCTAACGGCGGTATTGTGAAAATAAACGGCTCTGTGTCGTACAGTAACATGAATATTGGTCTCATATCTTATAAAATTCCTTTCCTAATTAATTATTGTGACGCCTGAATTTGTGCTCTTAAGTTCGACATCATGGTGTTATATGTATTTTGGCTAACATTCTCAGCTATCTGTTTAGCTATACTCTCAATTTTAGCTGTATCATTTATTGTTATGTTTGACAATTGTGCTGCTATTTGAGCATTAGCTTGATGATTTATAATTTGTTCTACCGACACAGGTTGCGGTACTGGAGGTTGCATTGTAGATAAACTATTATTCAAAAGACCTGGTAAATTATTTAGAGGACTTAATCCAGCATTAAGAGCATTCGTTATTGCTGTGGTGTCAAACGGTTGTAACGGATTACTGTTTTGTTGTTTAGATAAAAGTTGTGAAATTGCACTTGTTAATTGTGATGTTTTATCTTGCTGTGTAAAAGCCGGATTTTGCTGTATCATTCCTAATCCCGATTTTAATGCATTCATATCTACTATTATTGGCTTAGCTTCATACGATCTTCTAGCATACTCTTTTTGTCTTTCAATTCTTGCATCTTCTGCTTTTTGTGCAGCCGTATACACATTACTCAAATCATACCCCATATAAGTTCCACGCCTGTAAGAGCTTGCATGTCCATAATCGTTAGGTTTTGAAGTATCAAAAGCATTTGCTATGACTTGTTGCCTATCTTTTTCTGCTTTTGAATTTTTAGGTTTTATTAGACTTTCTACTACTTCAGGTGAAAAATATCCAATAGCCCCACCGATTGCAGCACCTACTGCTGTTCCTACTGGACCACCAATTGCAGTACCTAATTGAGCTCCCCATGTTGCACCTTTTACTCCTGCAATACCACGCATTCCCACTTCTGCAGCTTTAACCAGTCCTTCAGCTGTTCCTTTTAATTTATCAGGATCCAACGCTCCCGTTTTTTGCCACTCTTCAATTTTTTTCATGAAGTCTTCCATCCACCTAGTCGCTATTGGGGCAAACGCTTCTCCTATTGATATTTTTCAAGTCATCTAAGGCAGACTTGAACTGTGCTATCTTATTAGCCGTTGTTTTACTCATATCATCAGCAAATTTATCCCTTGCTCCACTAGAATTTTTTATAGGATTAGCAACCTTGTTGTAATTTTCTTCGGTGGTTCCCATAATGGATGCTAATATTTTCATACCTTCCCCACCAGCAATCATTGTCAAATATCTATTTCTTTCTTCCTGTGTAAGATTAGCTGTCGCAATTCTTAAATCATCACACAATGCTTTTATTCCCTTAAATTTTCCTTGTTGATCATAAAGTTGAATATTTAAGTCTTTTAAAGCGTTTCCTACTTGTTTCGATGGATTAGCAAGCCTTCTGTAAATCCCTGCTAAATTACGCCCAGCTTGTCCTGATTTAATCCCATTATCTGCAAGTACTCCCAACAAGATATTTACATCTTCAAAACTCTCAAAATTTCTTGAAGTTGCTGCAACATATTTATAGGATTCTCCTAACATTTGCACATTGGTATTTGCATTATTACTTGTCGCAACCATTACATCCATAAGTCTATCAGAATCTTTTAACGACATACCAAAAGCCGTCAGGTTATCTGTAACAATATCGGAAGTTTGAGCAAAATCACTTCCAGCCGCAATTGACATTTTTAAAAGTTTAGGTGTCATTTCCAATACTTCATTTGTTTTCATACCCGCCATTGCCTGATACATTT